AATTTTGCCATCGTTAAAAAAAATATTAGATGATTAATAATGAAACAAAGATAGCAAAAAAAAAGGAAGCATTTCTGCCTCCTCTTTTACTACTTGGTCTCTGCGACCTTCTCTAAGAACTCAAGGACATCAAGCCCCTCATCGCTCTGTAAATATGATGATACCACATACAACGGGTCCTCACCGAAAGGTATTGTCAGCATACGCTTCTTGTTGCTTGGTGTATTAAAGAATACCTCCTTCTTATTGTTTCTAAACGTCAACACGCTCTTATCAAAGAACGACTGAACCTTGGAGTCAATCTGAAGAGAAGCATCTCCTACAACCGCTAAGAATGCGTGCGGGTCCTGCTTAGCGAATAAAAGTATATCCCTTCTAAGTTCTGCCGATGTGATATTGCTTGGGTCTGTACCAAAAGCTACACGGGTTACAGCCTCTATCTGCTCTATTGAAAGCTCGCGAGCTGCAATCAATGCGTCAACCTCTACGTTAAGGTCTTCTACTATCTCCTTAGCCTCTTTAGCTTTATCAATGGTAGCGTACTTAACACCATTAGACGGGTGTATCTCTAAGAACTTCTGTAATACCTGATTTGTTTTTGGAACTGTAAGGAAGCCGTCATCGAATATGATAGGCTCTAATATTGCATTCCCATCTTGCTCATCCTCAAACGGACTCTTTTGGTTTCTTGCGTATCGAAGGGCTCTGTTCTCACCTTTCTCCTCATCAAACCATAGCAATGGAAATCTTCTTGTGTTTCTTGATGCGAGCATAAATGATAATGGTACACTGCTACCTAATAACTTATACTGCTTGTCTACGTACTCTACTGTTTTTTTCATTTGAATTTAATTAGAATTTAAAAAAGTAAAAGAGAGTCCGTTATAACGGACTCCCTTTTTAATATACTACTCTTGGAATAAGAAGAAGTTGTTTGCACCTAAGGTACATACAGCTCTCTCAGACAAGAAGTTAACCTCCATTGCATCCAAGCTAGAAGTAGCTGCGCCACCTGCTGAACCTGTAATCCAAGTCTTGTAACGTCGGTCTTCAGTTTGTGAAGCACGGTAACGTACATGTAAGAAAGGACGCTTAGCGTTCTTACCTAAGATTTGGTCATACACTGAAGTTGAACCTGCAGGAACTAACAATCCGTTAATTTTTCCTGAACCTGCTCCTGATGGTAAACCACCACGCATAGTTGGGTCATTCAAGTATTTCCAATCAGACTTGTAGAAGTCATACCCTCTTCGGAATCCTGTGAATCCTAAGTTAAGAGCCATCTCTTCGTCATTGTCAAATAGTCCGTAAGACGTACCACCTGCACCGTAAGAGTTCTGAGCAGCTAACATGTCATCAATGTCGAATCCAAACTGACGGTCAACGAAGATTACGTTCTCCTCAATAGAACCTTGCTTGTCAAGACGTTGGATAACAGCGTCAAAGTCACCCAATACGTTAGGGTTACCACCTGACCACACGTTACCTCTGTTCTCTACTGCGTAGAACACACCCTCAGAACCTGCTCCTGTTGGAGCTCCTGCTGTAGTAGTATTATTACCTAGTGCAGCTTGAGCACCTGAATTAACTGCTGCAGGAATTGCTTCTAGCATAGCTGTTTCTAGGTAGTCATCAAAACGAAGACGAGTTTCGTGCTCAGACTTCAAGTACCAAAGGTATCCTGTAGCACCGTTCTCTGTAGTAACCTCAACCCATCCGATTTGAGCCATATCAGAACCTGATACTGCGTACTTATCTTTAAGGATAATTGGTTTGTTTTCAAAGAATACGTCATCAGCTTCCAAAGAACCTTCCATACCCAATGTTCCTTTCTTGAACTCAGAACCGTAAACAAAACAAGTAAATGTTGCTGCTGCAAAAGTTACTGAAGCATCGTAGAACGCTGCAACGAAAGTCCCGTTTGCTGTGTCAACAGAAGTTACAACTGCTTTAAAGTTCTGACCACCCGCATTGTTGGTAAACATAAGAGTTTGACCGGTACGAATAGCGATAGCACCTGAACCCGGAGATAAAACGTCATTAACTGTAAATGTAGCTGTATCTTGAGCTCCTGTAGCGGTTGTCGTTACGTCTACGTATTTAGTGTGAAGCCTTCCTTGCTCAGCCCATTTGATAAGGTCTGAGTTAGTTGGCATCTCTGCTCCTACCAATCGTAGGAAAGATGCTACGGTACGGTTACCATAACGCTCGAATTCCTTCTCGTAAGTATCCGGTAGATACTGATTCAAGAAGTTAAAATCTGTAATGTAGTTGCTACTTGTAGCAACCTGTTCTGCACTCGGCTGTAAATTAAAGCCCGGAGTGCCCTGTACTGAACCTGCCATTTTTTTGTTTTTTTAAGATTATTTTCTTTTAATACTTCTAATCTTTAAACCTCGACCTGAGTCGTTACTCAAAGATTTATACTGTGTTCCTGATTTAACAGTTGAAGCAGGGGCGTTGCGAGTTGTCATATTAATATTCTTAGTCTTCCTCATAACATCCTCTGTTGCGTTTGCTTTACCCTGCTCATAAAAAAATTGAGCAAACTTCTCAGGATTCATTGCAACGGCTAGTGCTTTGTGGTATCCTGCAGCGTCATTCATAAGTCCGTTATCATCCAAATACTTGTTAACAAAATTCATTGGTGATAGCTGAGCTTTCTTTACTTCCTCTGCACTACCCGGATTAAAAGTGATTTGGTCTTCCCCAATCTTGAAATCAAAACCTTTGAAATCATTGCTGAAAACCTCGTCAGTCTTTTGTGAGAACCACTCAGACTTTCTTTTTGTCTCCTCTTGCTGCGTTGCCGCCTCATTCAAATACTGCTTATACGCTTTGTACTCCTCATTCTCGCTTTCAGAGATAGCTTCCTGTCTTGACTCAAGTGGTTGCTTGTACATCTCCTGCTGCTCGGTAAAGTAGTTCTTAGCCTTAGCAATAGCTTTTTTCTTTGCTACCTTGATTTTCTTAATATCCGACTCTTCATCCAAGTCTGCATCGTAGGAATACTCATCCATCAACGACTGAATGTCGTCATCGTCAAGAGCTGTTTCCGTAGCCTTAAGATAATCTCTTAGCAAAGATTCAGGGTTTACCTCATCAAAGTCCTGTTGTAATTTAACATAGTCACTGATGCCTCGCCCTGTTTCTTTTTTATACTTAAAATAAGCAGCCACATCCTCAGGTAATTCTTCTTGAGCTTCTCGCTCTACAAACAACTCATCTACTGATGTAATCTCCTTATTGTATCTTTCTTTAATATGTGAAAGAACTTGCTCCTCGGTAATGCCTTGCGGCTCTTGCTGCTCAACCTCTTCGGTTTGCGGTTCTTCTATTACCTGAGTTTCTTCTGTTGGTGCTGAGTCCTCAAACTGCTCTTCATGCTTTTCTAGCAATTCCCCTTCCACCTCCGATGTAGACTTCTGCTCTACACCGTCTAACGCTTTTACTTTAATTTCCATTTGATTTGATTTTATGCAAAGTTAAACAAAATTTATTTATATTTTAGACGCTTTTCCTTGTCACCTTACCGGCCTTGGTATTGGACACAAACTGCTTTGTTCTTCCGTACTTCTTTTTCTTCTTAGCCGTTGAAGCTCGTTCTGCCTTACTCATGCTGTTAGCTTTGTTAAGCGGTAAGCATCTATCAGGGTTCTTCTTATCCTTACTAGTACCGCACGCTCCTTTAATAGAACCGTCAGTCCCTATGCGAACCCATTTCTCATCTCTCCACTTCTTAAGCTCACCCATTAGTACTTTGGTTTTTTAGGCTTCTTCTTTTTAGTTCCGTATGCTGCCATTACTTTTTAGATTTTTTAGCGTAGTTAGGGTCTTTACAATATTTGCTTGCAGCCATGTTTGCATAAGCTGAAGGGTATCTATCGAATGTTCTTTTAGCCCAAGCAATCCCTGCAGGACATATCTTATTCTTTTTTGTTCTACCTTTTGTCGCCATACTACCTTGGGTTAAATTCAGCTAAATCAAACCCATCTAAACTATCCTCATTAGATTCAAAGTTCTGAGGCGGTAGGTTGTTCTTACGCTGATTTATTAATTTACTCTGCTCTGTGTTCTGCTGACTAATACGAGCTGATTTAGCGTCCTCTCTTTGAGATTCTCTTTGGTCTAAAGCTTGCTCAGATACACCACGTAGCTGCATGTTAAGACTAAACTCTTTATCCATTAGCATGGATTTAAGCTGAGCCTCATTATTCATCTTCTCAATTTCAAAAGCTATCTCAGCTTGCTTGAGCTGCATCTTAGCCTGACTCTCTGCTTGAATCTTTTGCATAGCTACCTGAGACGCCATTTCTTGAGATTTTAATTGTTGCTGAGCTGTCATGGCCTGCTTCTGCATAGCCATCTTCTCGTCACGCTCTTGCTTCTTAATTCTCTTTACTTTAAGTAATTGATTAGCGAGCTTTAAATTTCTTATCTCTCTAATATCAATAGCGTCCTCTAGGTTTATATCACCCTTAGATAAAGCCATCTGTATATTCTGCTCAAGCTGAGCCTTTTCTTCTTCATCAGGAGATACCTCAATGAAAACTCCAAAGTCATAAATGTATAGACTGTTAATCTCGTTTAGGATGGACACGTTGTATTTACCTATCTGATTAACAAACTCATCTTTAAAGTCAGCATACTCTAGTATATCAGAAACCCTGTACGTCAAAGCTTCAGCTAATGTTTTATACATATAAAGGCTACCATCTAGAATGTGCCTTGTAGCTGTGTTAGAATTTAACGCTGCTAACTTTTGTACACCAACCAAAGAATTAGGGTCGGGTGTAGAACCGTCTCTAGCTTCATTTAAGCCTGTTACAGCTCGAATCATTCCTAGGTAATGGTTATAGTTACCAATAAGCATTTGCGTCTTACTAGCACCTGAATTTGACGTTAGCTGCTGAATAGGAACTTTACCTTGATTGTAGTCACCATCCTGCGTGTAGCTCCTACCAATTACACTACCTGTTTGGAAGTATAATCTTAAAGCATCCTCAGGGTTATACGCGCTACCTGTTCCAAGGTCTACCTCATTCAGTCCATCCGCATCAATATAAACACCGTCAGGAACAACTCTTGATATTACCTGCTGAAGCTTTAGATGTGTCATCTGAATCAAATCAGCAAAAGGAATCATTCTTCTTACTAAAGACTCAATATTTCCTTTATACATCCTAGGAGCTACGGCTACATAGTTAGGGATAGCGTGCTGACTAGCAGACTTAGGCCTAACCATATTCTCAGCCATTTCCCATTTAAGTAATATGTTTGTTCCCATAACCATAACGCCTTCGTACCAAACGTCAATAGTTTTTTCTACCTTCTCGAAGTTACCCTCATCCATCATCTCCACGGGTGGGTTGAATTGGTCATCCTTCTCAATCATCTTAGAACCACCATTGTCATATACCTTTTTCTTGTAGACAATCTTTTTAGTTGTCTTATAGTTAAAGTACATTAAGGTAGCTGTGTCCTTATAGAAAATATCATTCTCGTAAAACTGAGCCGTGTTGTAGTAGTCATACCAACTCTGACTGTGCTGAGAGATTTTTTCTAAATCCTCATTAGTAAGTGATTGGTCAATCTTAATTAACTCAACAATAGGTACAGTTTTAATCTCACCCCAATAAAAACAATCTTTAAAGTGTGGGTCTTCGGTGTAGCTGTACACCACATTCGCAGGGTCTACATAGCTTACCTGAACTCCTGCACCCGGTAAAAACTCATGCTTTGCTACACCTATACCTAAAACGGTAAGGTCGTAGTCAAATCTTTTTCGTAGGTCTGCGTACTTATTCTCTGAGAATAAAGTATCAATAGCAGTCTCCTCAGCTATTTCAATAGCCGGCTTGTAGTTTAAGTTCATGTACAAGGAAAGCTCCTCGTCATTCTCAGGTAAGTCGTCAGGCTCCATAGTAAACGGGTTCATACCTGTGTTCTTCTGTATCGTCTCAAGGATTGGTTTAGCAACCATCTGACCTTGAATCATTTCCTGAAACTTACTTCTATTCTCTTGTGATATTGCATCCTCAGCGTAAGCCTTAACCTTAAAAAGTCTGTCAGACATTCCGTTAACAACGATGTCTACAAACTTAGGAAGTATAGGCACGGGAGTCCAATCAAGGTTTAAATATGAAAGGTCACCATCAACGGCAAGCTCAGTCTTATATTTAGCAACAGACTGCTCACCCCTTGCGTATAACCTTAGCCTATGAAAGTCTCTCCATTGGTCGTAGTATCTACATGAATTACCATCTCTCTTGAACCATTCGTACTGTATTGCTTGACCTATCTGTATCCCAAATTCTTCAGTTGCTTTCTCTGCATCTGAAACAAATTGACTAGGAAAACCTGCAGCCGATATGTTTACATTTACCTCTTTCATCTATCTTAGTAATTCACTGATTGACCCTTTGTTATTGTATCTAGCAAAGGTAACACTTATTTTTGACTGTTTTTGTTCGGGCTGATACGAGCTTTTCTGATTAGCCATGATAGCTAACCCTGAGCTAATCGAGGCATCAAACTTTGTTCTATTGTTAATGTCAAACCTAGCCCAATCCTCAAGAGTTCTAGCAAAAGGCATTGAGCCCATTTCATCAGAATCCCTATACGCACCACTCATATCTATACCGACATGCTTCTCTATGTACGACTCAATAGCTGAGGCATGTGATTGCTTTACGTCCTCAGACGAGTTAGGTATTCCTCCTAACTCTTTCTCTGTTTTTGAAAGCTTATTAAATACCTTGTCAGGCCTATTCATTGAGTAACCTCTGTAGCCTCTATTCTTAAAGTGATACAAGAGCCTTGGTTTATTGTTCTCACAAAGAAGTGGCATGCCGTAGAATATACACGCCATCAGAACCTCCTCAAAAAATATCTCTGCAGTCTGCGGCCTAGCTATATACTCTAAGAAAAACTCATTGCTAGGTGCCTCATCCATGTTAAACTTAGTAAGCCCATGCAAAGAGCCGTTAGACCCTTTACCGCCTACCGTTCCTGATATATCATAGGAGTCACATCCAAATGAACCTATATGCTCATTACCCGGGTACTTGTTGCCTCTCTTACTTACAGACCTGTTCTGAAGATTCTTATTAGGAATCCAACTTACCAAGAACCTACCACGAGTATCGGGGCTAAATACAACCTCAGTATCCTTCACCCCTCCCTTCCAATGAAATGAGCCACGCGTTACGTGGTGCTCTGTAATCAATGAATCGTTATAGTCTATCTGCTGATATATTTTAGTAAGGTTAAATAACGACGACTTGCTCTCATCCCTAAAAGCATGCGACTCTGTTCTAGGAAACTGTCTGTAGAATTCATTTAAAGCGTCAGCGTCACTTTTAAGTGACTCAACCTCAGCCTCCCAATAATCTACAGCTCCATTACTTATCATCTCACCATCAACACCTAACACAGGCTTCTTAGGTTTTTTAAATACAGGCATGCCGTATCTATCAATAAAACCTTCCATGTTCCATTCCATAGGAATAAACAGTGCGTACATACCACTCTTAGTCTGCCCGTTGGCATTCCTAGTATTTACATCAGAGTCTTCGTAAAGTTTCTTAAAGTTGTTACCACCCTTAGATAATGCATTGGATGTAGAACCCATCATACACTTACCGATAATCTTACTACCCAAACGTAGACATGTTTTTGTTACACGCCAATTATTTAAGATGTTGTTCGGCTTAATCCATTTACCACTCTCATCATGTACTAGCAGTAATAACTTCTCACCATCATAGGAGTTGTCATCCGTATTTTTCCAATCTATTGTAGTATCCAACCCCTCAAGCTCCTCAGCCTCAGTGTCGTACATATTCTTCTTAGTAATCTTAGATGCAGGAATTCTAAAGGCAAGCTCTGTCTTTGGCTTATCCATACCGTCCATGATTGGCTTAAAGAAGAAAGGTAGTCTACTGTTAATAGGCACAACCTTGTCGGTAAACATTTTCTTAGCATCCGAACCTGTTTTAGATAGTATACCTACCCTAGAGTCTTTTGCTAGCGTACCCGTATTCACTGCTTCCGAGGACCCCATAAAGGAAAATCCTGAACGTCTTATCTTAAGGTATGTCATACCAAAAGAACGCTTGTCAGCTTTTGACGCCTCCCAAAAAATAAAAAATATTCTGTTAGCTTCTCGATAGTCGGGATAACCTACATCTATACTAGTCCATTGAAGATACATATAGTGTGAACCTGTTATGTAGGTCGGGTCACCATGATTCATAAACCAATGCCCCTCCTCCCTTCTATCAAACTCAGACTCTATATAGTCAACCCATCTATCCTTAAAAGGTGACGGCATCTCATTCCATTGAAATATAGAGTTTATTTTTTGTAGTTCTTTTGGAAACTCTTGACGCTCCCAATACTGCTGTGATTTTGCGTTATGTCTTTTATGGCAATCCTTAGGTGCAGGCGGTAACCCTATTCGTAGCCCTGAGATTTCAACTACCTCACCTACCTGCCCTGTCTTAGAAATGTTTATAAAGTCATACTCCTCGTTGTACCCATACAACCAACTTCGGCTACCATTCTTTTTCGATAGTGGCCTTGAGGGAATGTAATCGGGAATAACACGATATAAGTTATTTTGACCTTCGTTCTGCAAATCCTTGTTTAGTGTCTGTTCTATTAGGGCCTTTAGATTCTATATCTAAAGTTTCCTGCTCGCTGTCAATTCTTTTTAATATCTCAAAAGCATCGAATATAGAAAGCTTCTTTGATGCTGCTGCGTTTTTTAACTTATCCGCTGCAAGCTCATCCATAGGGTCAGGCTTTATAATATCCTCCTTCGCAACCTTAATGAGTTGCTTGACAGCTTTATAACCCGCCTCTATAATTTCCTTACGTAAATCTTTTGAGTCCATACTATAGCTTCATGGTTACCTGATGGTCGAATACTCTGTAAAGGGTTTTATCATCTACCTTAAACTCGTACTCACTATCAGGACTGAAGGTAACCAAGTCACCTTCCTTTATGTCCTTTGACTTTAAGTAATCGTTAGGGTACTTAACACGACCTATTAAGGGTTCGTACTTACACGACTTATCTATAAAGGTTTCTACAACTGCTACAGGCTCTATAAAACAGAACCTATCGTGGCTATTCCATTTACCATCCTGCTTGTATAAATAAAATTGGTCGTTATCTACAAAGAACAAATCATCCTTAAAGTAACTCTTACCACTCTTACGCCTACCCTTCATGTCGTTGTAGAACTTAAACACGTTGTGGTGCACAAGCAGTGTATCCCCAATCTTTATATCCCCTGTATATCCTACAGGTGTCTCGACAACAATAGCCTCTCGGTTAGAGAACTTATGGTCTTCCTCTGATGTGCTAACCACAAACTCCATCCCTCCAATACTCTTGGTGTTGTTATATCTCTTCCCTTCTAAAGGGCGTACAATAAAATTAAATGGAGACTTCATTACGACCCACAGGCTTCACAGTCCTCGTCATCAATGCTGCAAGCATCAGGCTGTTCTTGGTCTTCTAAGTTGTTTACCCATGAGTCAAACGTATCTTTTGCTGACTCTTCTGATTTCTTAAGTTGCTCTAAGGCATCTTTTTGGTCTTCGCTCATCTTAAAAATTTATATTGTACTCGATTGAAATTGGCATATTTGAATTGAATTCTTTCCAAAGAAGAATCTCATCCTCCCTCTGAATCCAAACTTTTATAGATTGAGAATCCTTATCTTGCTGAATAAGATGTATCTTGTGAGAGCTGTTAAGTATATCCTGCCCTACGAGGTAATGCATAGCTCCCGACTTGTAGTCAGGGCCTACAGATATTTTTCTAATATCCATAACTCTAGAATGTAGATAAAGCTACTCTTCTCCAAGTATCAGTGGCCACACATATATATAAATGTGTTTCGTTTGCAGCAATCTGACCTTTAGTCCCTGTTGATGTTAAAGTTGAGGGAATACTAGCACTATTAAATAAAGCTAGCACGCCACCTAATGTGAAATTTTTAGTAGCATTAAGAGCTGAAGTTTCTGTACCTATTAACTTATCCGTTAATTCTGCGGGTGCTGCTTGGTTATATGAGCTAATTTTTGGCATATCTTATTTTTTTTCAGAAGGCTTTACCTCCCCGGTTTTCATATCTATCACTGAGTCTTGACCGTACTTCTTTATCAATAAATCCTCAAAAGATTTTGACTCTTTCTGAATCATTGTAACCTGCATCATTAAAGCTTGCTGACGTAAGACAGTTTCTCCCAACTGCATCTTACATTCATTGTACTTCTTCATAGACTCTTGTAGCGTGTCTAACTCCTGTTGTTCTAACTTTTTCATTTGATTTAATTTAGTACAGCAAAGATACAAATTAATTTTTCATGGTTTACTTTTTTGAAGAGCCACCAAAGAAGAAATCAATTATCGTATTCACCTTACTACTCATAGCACCAAACACCGTACTAATAAATCCTATCTCGTAATCTGAAAGCTCTAGTGTGTTAAGTACAAAATACTTAAACATCGTGTAAGACAAAAAGAAATAAGCGACTGTAAATATTATCGCTAATACCTTCTGTATAATAGCATCATCTTTATATATCTCTCGTGCACTATCTCGGTCTTTAACCTCGAGGGCAAACATATCTTTCTCATGCTCCTTAACAGCTTTTTTAAATTGCTGCTTAAGCTGTATTCTTTCTTCATCTGTAGTAACTACTTCGTCAATAATTGTAGAAGCTTGTCCTACGAGGCTTTGTATAATTGTTTTTATCATAATGCTTTTATGTTGTCGCTTGGGTGTCTGTAAGCCGTCTTGTTGTTGTCGTCCTTATAAGCCTCTAACACTTGCTTACGGTTCTTAGTTTCACTGTAAGATATATGAATCCACGAGTAATCAAACTCATTAATCATTTGGTCGAACTCAATATCGTTATCTAGAATATAGTCGTAAATTTTTTTATTATCCATCTGACCTTTTGACCAATGTTGGATGTCCACCGCTTGACCCTTACAATGCTGACTGCGAGAGCTTCCGCCAATCGCCTCATTGAGTGTCGGGTTGCGATAACCACTACTAACCCTGATAGCACCAACCCCATCACGAACAGGCTGTACCACACCTCTGACAAGGAGTTGGAGATTCTTAAGATGGTCTTTCGTAGGTTCATTCTTTATCCCTAATCTTTTAGCTGTATTGCTATGCGTTATTTCAGACAATACAAAGTTCTTACTTAATCTCATCTACTTGATTTTTTGCTTGGGTTATTTCTAATTCTTTGACTACAGTTCTTAAGTAATCTACGTCTTTTTGAAGATACGAAATTCTAAGGTCTTGTTTTGCGTCGTCAGGCAATGCACCCATCTCACCACGAGGCCATTTAATTCTAAACTCTTCGTTTAGATGTACAGCATCCTGCATGCGAACCACATCTAATTGTAGTTGAGCTATCTCAGCGGTCAGTGTAAACCATATCCCTGCCATAGAAACTATACCTATGACGATACTGATAAGCGTCTTTATATCTAGATTAATCTTAGAGCCTTCCGATATGTTTAACTTATCTTCCTCCACAATAAACGTAGCTTAATATTACTGTTGATAATACTACTGATGAGCAAATGGTAATCATTGTTTTAATTATAAATCGTTGACAGCTGATTGTACTTGTTCTTTAGTCGCGGTTACCTTTAACATAATGTTTGGGGCAAACCTATACTTTTCCTCTCCGTTCTTAAATATTATTAAGGTTGGAGCTGCGGATACTTTAAATCTTTCTAAAAGTGACCTATCTCTTTTTATTATATGTCTATAAGCCCTGCAATTATTTAACTCATGTAGAAATAATATTTCATTCCCTCTATTCCATCCTGCCCAAAACTCCACTACTGTAACACCTCTTCGTATCTCCCAATCAAAGTTATCGACCCCTATTGAGGATTGACCCTTTGCTGTTAAGGGAGTTAATGAGAAAAACAATGTAAGTAGAATTTTATTCATACAGCTTTTCTTTGATGAGCTTTATGTCATCCTTCATTTCCGATACATCCTCCTGAGTAGACATAATAGTCTGACGAATCAGTTGGTCCTTCATATCAAACTCTATCCTTGTAATCTCAGGGTCAGTAGGTTTAGGTAACTCTTTTGCTTCTGCTATATCATTCTGCAGAGTGAACCACATCGCTACTAGGCTAAATATAAAAAACCCTACCATTCCTAGGGATTCAAAGGTTAAACTAATATCTGTATCCTTTCCTAATTTCATTAGCTTACCATTTTTCTTTATTAGCCCAATACGCTGCAGAGCATTTTCCTTTAGCTATATTCTTTGCATGACGAGCTTTGAAAGATTTTCTTTTAGCTCTCATCTTACTTCCTTCTCCTGCCTTAGGCTTTCCTGCGGTGCTAGCACCTTGCTCACCAAAGCGTATAGTCTTTATTTTCCCGTTGCAGTTTGTAACCACGACGTGTGACTTACTCTTGTGAGATGGTGTTCTCTTAGGTTTGTTTAAACCTCTAACACCTGCCCTCTTTATTGCCGATTCTTTCTTTGCTTTATTTATCATACGTAAATAATTTCGTAATCCCCGAAGGTTGTGTTAGTATCCCAATTCATTATCTTGAACCATTAGGGTTATAAAAAAATGTTGCATCTACCTCTATTCCTAACCCACCTCCAACAGGATTAACGGGAAAGATAAAAGCTAGGTATCCTTGGTTTGTTATTGTTCCGGAATTTCCGGGGTTGGATGCAATGTAGCCTTTTCCTACTATAACTGATGCAGGAATATCAAACGAGTGCCACTTACCGTCTCTTGGTAAATAATAATCTTCAGGGCCTCCTTGTGATGAGCCAAATGTTAATATAGCTTGACTATTACTTATCCCACCTAACTCTAACTGAAATGCAAAATCTTGCGTTGCTTTAAGAGCTACATGAAAATTAAATGTAAAAGAACTAAAATTTGCAGGAACGAAAACAGGTGTACTTCCAACAGCGTATCCACCGCCGCCCCATCCTTGAGCTCCCGTTGTTTGAATGCTTACCCAACCTGTACTTGAGGTGTTATAAAAGCTATTGCCTGAATAAGGCTTATTCTCTATAGTACCACTAAAATAGTTAAAAACTCTATTTGGATTTGGGGGGCCTTCAGGCCAAAGTTGTTGGGTAATTTGATTACGTAAAAAGTCACCACCTACCTGCTCAAGAATATGAACAAAGTAGCCATCCTTAAACAGCTCCTCTCCTGCACCCCAAGTATTTGACAGTAGTCCATTACCTGCACCTATCCCTATACCATTACCTGTTCCTATCATACTACCAAAGGGCTACAATATTCTGCGCGTCTGTTCCTGTTGACATAACCTTAAGAACATGAACAGGTATAAATGAACCTGTAGGTACTCCTGTGAACTGAACAACATCACCGCCAACAGTCTGTACAGTTAGGTTACCCGCAAGCCCTACATAAAGGGTACAACCATTACTTGGGTTGTCAGCTTGTGAGTATATAGTGTAAGAAACACCGCTTGATACAGAGGTTGACCCTGAAATTTCTACATAATTAGTACCTACTAAGCCTGTAACAGTATAAATGTCGTTACCCGCAACAACAATATCACCTACCTTAACTCCTAGCTCAGGAAAGTTTTTAGTGCTATCCGCAAGAAGGACTCCGGGAGGTCCTGAAGCGTTAGTGGTTGTTCCTGAAGTTGCTACTGCTGCTACATTAGGAATGTTAATAGTGTCACTTGGAATTACTCCTAAAGCCCTTCCAACTTGTAATCTTTGATATGCCATTATTTGTTTTTGTTATAGGGGAACGCCCTGTTTAATGTATCCTTTCTTTTACCGCAGCCACAGTCTTTCCCTGTAACCTTCTCCACCTGCTGAACAACCTTCTTAATACCGGTTGCCTGAGTGAACTTTTCTATTGAATCTCCTAGTCCTCTTGATTTCATTTGGTAGTTGTATTGTTACTTTTTAATTATAGCTCCTAGGTGTGCTCCTACTTTGCGGTCCTTAATACATTGGTGCTCGTAAGACATTGAGTGGTCTCCACCGTATGCGTGGCCGTAGTCTTTCTTTGATATAGCCTTTGACTCATCACGTCTATCTTTCATTGACTGTGACTTCTTACCGTTCTTAGCTCCTAATGATTCATCTAATCTTGAATTGTAACCTTGCTTTTTCATAATACTATTATTTTATACAAAGATAGCTAAAAATTATTTTAAGTTGACTTAGCTTGTATTACTGTCCAATTAGTTCCATCAGACCATACTGCCACCCCATTGTAGGGTTTGTTAAGTACATAGTACGGGTCTCCATCAACCGTTTCAGGAACTATAGGTGAGACGTGAACCTTATCATTAGCAGTAACCGTTGAATTATTTACAATACGTATAACTCTATAAGGAATAGCGTCTGCGGCAGGTAGCTGAAATATATGAACACCTGAACCGCCTACCCAATCAAGGTCCACTATATTCCTATTACCTGTGTACACTGTAGTAGTGTCAGGACCTATAGTTATAAACTCAGGTATAAGCTTTGTTATACCATTCTCAATAATATAAGTGTCTACAGCCGAGCCTATATCCTCAATAGTATAAGCGTCACGCATAGCGTTAGCGGATACCGACCCTCTATTGGTGGTGTCTACAAATGATGCTACTCCGTGAAATTTTGTTCCCTCAGGTATATTAGTCATCTACTTCTTCTTTTTAGATACGTATGTACCGTTCCACACACTTGCTAGGTCATTAGTTCTCTTCTGCCACGCCTTATCAAAACCTGTCTTCCTAGGTCCTGCGTATGTTATTATTCCTTTTCCA